GTTTTTTTTGTTTGTTTTGTTGTATTTGTATAACTGTTTTTCTCCCAAGTCCTAACCGCTGCTTTCCAGTTCTTCATAGAATTTTTGCCTACTTTCCAGCCATTGCTTTCGTAGTAGTCATAGAAATGTTGTGCATCTACATTGTTATTTCTTTCAATGCAGTATTCTTTAATTTCAGATAGAGTAGGTTTTTCAAAACGCTTGCGTTTTGTTGTAGTGCTTTTTGCACTACTATGTATCTCTTTCTCTATCTTTATCTCTTTCTCTAACTCTATCTCTATCTCTGGTGGAGATTTCTCGGAGATTTGTCGGAGATTTGTCTTGACATTTGTCCTATCTGTTTCTATTCGTTGTCTATACTCCCTCTTTCTATCAGCCTCACTACTGCCTTTACCAATGAAGTTTTGAATATCCAACATATAGATAGCACCATTTTCTAGTACATCGATTAGTCCTAAGTCCTTGAAGATTGATAATGCTTGTTTAACTGTTCCTATTTGGTGTCCAGTTACACTTGCCAGCATTTCTGCATTGTATGGAATGCGATCATTAACAACTAACTTTCCATCGTTCTTTAGACTTCGTAGGTAGAGTTTTAAAAGAATATTACTGTACAAGTAGCCGTCTTTCATGCTTTCTAATATCTTCAACTCATCGCTATCAAAAAAATTATCTTTAAGTCTTAGATAGTAATATTTTTTGTTATCGCTCATAGGCACTATCTACCATAAACGTGATCACAAGCGGTTTCTTTATACTGTGGTTTTACTTCCATAATTTCACCAGCACTTACAGGCTTAGCTTTTGGTTGTGTTTGCTTAATCACATCAAGCACATCTTTTAATTCTACGATTTCACCATCATATGATTTATATGTACCTTGCGCTTGTTCTAATTTCGCAATGCGTTTCTTCACGTACAATTCAACTACATCAATTCTTTTCATATTCATCATTCCTTTCCTTAACGATTTCTTGTAATCGCTTTCTAACCTCTTTAGCAAACACCCCATGTGCTATTGGTATATGGCAATGCACGCACAAACAAGCTAAGTTATCCATTGTGCTTTTTCCTAACTGTGAACGGAATACAATATGATGTATCGCTATACCCTCATGACCGCCACACAGTACGCATGAATAGTTATCACGCTCTAGCACTTTAGGTCTATTTTGTTTTAGTAGCTTTTCGTCTTCACGTTTTCTTTTGTTCACTCTCCCACTCCCTAATTAATGATTGGATATAATCGCTATCATCAAGTTTTATTCCAAGCTGGTTGCACTCATCAACTAAGCAGTCAATAAGCCGTTGCATTTCTGCAGTTGTATATACCGATGAACCGTGGTAACACATTATGTTGTGATACCCTTTTAGACTTTGGCATTCGCCAGCATCTTCCGCTATCCAACCGATGCCGTGCCCTTGCCATATTTGAATGTATCTCTCTATGGCATCCTCACGTACAGGTACATAACTAAAGTGGCTACAATCTTTGATTGCTTTTCTATATACATCCTCTTTTGAGGTGTACCCTGTTTTGCTTAACTCTTCCGCTATCTTTTGACATAGAACCCAGCAGTATGCATTAGCGTTCATACTACGTGATTTTGATTTCTTTTTGATTTCAATCACGTATTCTTTTTCTTTGTCTAATTTCGCTAGATCATTGTCATATGGAGCAGGTATTACTACCATTACACCTAGCGGACTACGGAGTGTTTCAATATTACTTGTTGTCCACTTCATAACCTTTTACCCAGTCATAAAGTTTTGACATTTGATTTCTTGTAATGTTATCAATCACACCAACACCAAACATTTCAGTTAATTGGTGTGCTACTTGTTCTTCACTTAACCCATGTTCTTTTGCCATCTTCAAGATAATTGCGTATGCATTGTGAGGGTCAAAGTCTTTTTCTTTCTTTTCTTTTTCAGCTGCTGCATTAATTTTTGTATCTTGTAAACCTCGGTATACATCAGCACCTACACCAATCATTTTTGCTGCAGTACCTAACGCATCTGTAACCGCCATCTTGAATGCCTCATCATTTCCGTGGTAACCATTTTTATCTTTTTGAATTAAGAAATCGCCACCATAGCCCGGAATTGGTTTACTCCACTCGTTACCATCTTTAATGTATAGATTTACTTTTACATAAAGCATTGTTTCGCCAGTAGCCTCTACCGGTACTTCTTTTGTTTCTACAATGTCAAAATACCAACCAATGCCACACATACCATATGTTTCAGTTAATATTTCCCATCTCCATTGAGGTGAAATATCATACTTCCCTTTGAGTTTCCCAAACTCGATTGGCTTTAAAGCTGATTGCGGTACACTCTTAACCGCTATATATCTACTATCCATCTATACCTCTTTGTATTTGTAACCACGCATTTCTAAGAAATCAGTTAAATCTTTTGCATCCTCTTCGGTTAAGTCATAAACAGTAACTGTTAAACCATTTTTTGTTTCCACAACTTCGATTGTTTCAACTGGTTCATTTGTGATACTTGCTCTTGCAGCCTCTTCCATTTCGTTTCGCTCTGCAAATTTTGCATTGATTAACTCTCTAGCCTGATCTAGTGGCATATCTTGTACAATGTTCCAACATTCATTAAATGTGATTGGTGTTGCAAGTTCGTATTGTTGGTTACAAGTATCTACAACAAACTCAATCATGCCTTTTTTCTCTGCTAAGATTTGTTTGTAATCATCATCCGATTGTTGCCGTTTTGAAATCTCAATCATCATTCCCTCAATGGAGATTTCAATGTCTTTCATCTTTGCAGTTTTGTTCAACCAGCGTTTATCATGTTGAAGTTGATTTGCGTATTCTTCACGCACTCCATATTTTTCAACCATCTTTTCGATAAACTTATTAATGGCATCTGTTTTAGCTTGCGACTCTTTTTCATCAAAGTATTTAATTTGTTCTGCAAGTGGTTTTTCCGCATCGTAAACAACTTTCAATACTTCGTTTACTTCTTCTTCAAATAACTCAATCGGTCTTTTGAGTTCTCGTTTTTTCTCTTTACAGAATTTATCAAGTGTTGTTCTGTACTTAACGATTTCATTCTTAGCACTTACCATGTCCTTATAGTTTTCTTCTGTTACTACAAGTCCTTTGTATTTTTCTAACTGTTCCTCAAAGTAAGATTTGATTTCATCTTTGTTCCACTTGAATACTTGTTGATTTTGACTAACAATAGGTGTTAAATTAATTTCCATTTAATTCTCCTTATATCTGTGATAAAATATAGATAGAGATATTTCACATACTCTCTACCAAGTCCGCTAAACTTCTTCTACACTTTTCACTAGCGGACTTTTTTATTTTCGTAATACTCAATTTCTTCTTCCCATTTATTGCTTAATAACCAAATGGTTACACCCAATAGACTTTGACAAATATATGTCCACATATCTATTGCATCTAGTTCTAAACTACCCATTCCGCCAGCAACTAATAGGAAAGCAATTATTTTTAAAGCAGTACACAACTTAATCATTTAAATCTCCTGTGATCACTAGCATTTGGCTAGTGATTTTTCTTATGCCATTTTTTAGTTGATTGTTTTCTTGTTTTAAACTTTCCACCTCTGCTTTCAGCTTTCTATATGCCATTGGTGTATATTCATCATCTAGTCCTATAAGGCTTTCAACTTCCTGTTTACTGAACCTAACTCCAGTTATTCCTTTTATCTGATGAAGTATGCCTTGGTTTCTCATGTTGTATACACTTGTTTCTGTGCATTTAAAAAGTTTTGCTACATCTGATACTGTGTAAACTAAACTTTCAACCTCACTCATATATCACTCTCCTATAAAATTTACAGTTAAACTGTAATTTTAGTGTAAAAAAATATTACAGAAAAATAATTCTGTGGTACGGAACACCATATAAATTTTCAATCTTTTTCAATACATGGACATCTGGGGAAGATTTTCCTTTCTCATAATTGATTAGCGTGTATTCGCTAATACCCAGCATTTCTGCTGCTTTCTTTTGAGTTAGTCCAGCATTTACTCTAGCTGCTTTTAAGGTCATTCCATCTTGAACAAATGTTTCTTGTGTCAATTTATCACCTCGCTTTATCTATTTGTTGATTGTATTGTATTACAGTTAAACTGTAATGTCAACAGTTTTTCTGTAAAATCTAAAAAAAATAATTGATTTTTTTACAGTTTAAATATATGATATAGATAGTAAATAAAAAATTTAAAAATCACAGTGAGGTGAAAACAATGAGTGATTTAGGAAATAAAGAAATATTCGCTAAAAACCTAAGATATTATATGAATTTATATAATAAGACTAGAAATGAAGTAGCCAATGATAACAACGTATCATATACAACTCTTGCTAGTTGGTTAAATGGTGATAACTATCCACGCATTGATAAGATTGAAAGATTGGCTAATTACTTTAGAGTAAACAAAGCTGATTTAATCGAAAACAAATACTCTGACAAAGAACCATATTATAACGATCCATCTGTTACAGAATACGCACAAGCCGTAAAAGATAACCCAAATCTTAAATTACTCTTTGATGCAAGTAAGGATATGTCCAAAGATGATATTGATTTTGTAATCAATACTATTGAAATGTTAAAGAAACGTGAGGGTAAATAATATGGAATTGCTATTATCTGTTATATCTATTGTGGCTTATTTTTTTAACTATCCTACTATTGCTGGAATTGTAGGTATCATAGCCACTATATTATTTGTATTATTATATTCAAAACAAAACAAACCTTATGGAGTTTTTGTTCCGTGGCTAATCATTTCAATTCTACTAAATGTATTATTTGTTAATTACAAACCCAACTTTATATTAAGTATAGGTATTGTTTCTTCAATGTCTATATGGCTTACTTCTGTTTTAGTTTGGTTGTTCAGTTTAATAACAAGTAAATAATGAGGAATTTTATACACATTCTTTTATGTACAATATCCCCATAAGGGGGTTAAGTATTATGAACATAGTTTTGATTTACACTAAGTTAAGACCTACACAAACTGCGGTATTAAAACTAAACGATGATGGTACTTACACCATTCTCGTTAATAGCGATAAACCTATTGATGTACAACGCAAGGGTATACTACATGAGATAGGTCATATATTAAATGATGATATGTATAGTCATGCTCATATTGATTTAATAGAACGCATGGCACACGCAAGGGAAATAGAGTTTGAGGGCATCAACTTCTACACACATATATTATGAGGTGAATTATGCAATACAATTTCACTATCAGAAAAAAAGATAAAGGGTTTCAAATCATAGTCGCATACAAAGACGGCTATAAGTGGAAACAGAAATCTAAACAAGGGTTCAAAACAAAACGTGAGGCTAAAGAATTCGGACACGTTATAGTTAAAGAGTTAGACAAAACCGCACTACTCACAAAAGATACAGAATTAAAAGAATTAACTTTCAAGGAATTTGCGAATATGTTCCTTGAAATAAAAAAGGCACACGTTACGCATAATACATTAGTTATGTATCGTCATGCGGTGTGTGCTTTCAATTCTATTCACAATATGAAATTGTCAGATGTTAAGCCACTACATATCCAAAATGTAATAAACAAAATGGCTACATCACCTACTACCATTAATTCGTATTATAAGGTAGTAGAAAGGATATTCTATATAGCGATAAACCCATACAAGATAATTTCAGATAACCCATGTACTGGTGTTAGGTTGCCACGCATTGAGCGAAAAAGTATGATCCACACGATTTCCGATGAGGAATTAAACCAATTCGCAAAGTTCATGCGTGAGAAATATCCACAAGCATATTATTTCTTACAAATAGCACGATATACTGGCATGAGGTTTAGTGAGGTATATGGTTTAACTTGGAATGATATATCCCTAGAAAATCGCCAAATTCATATCAACAAGCAACTTTCTTTCCGTAAAGGTGTTATTACCTTTGAGAAAACCAAAACCGCCAATTCGGTGCGAATTTTGCCAATTCCGCCTATATTGGAGAATATACTTATAGAGTATAAATCACATGAGTTAGAGTTTGAACATGACCTTGTATTAAACCCATACAAGAAAAATGGTGTTAAATGGCAAATAAACACATACTTAAAACGCTTTGGAGATAACCTATCAGCACATAACCTTAGACATACTTATGCTACAAAGCTATTAGCCAATGGCTTAGATGTGAAAACTGTATCATCATTACTAGGCGATACGCCTGCAATGGTGATGAAAACGTATCTACACTACAATAATGAAATGAAAGCAGCAGCATCAAATGCAGTTGCTAATATTTTTAAATAAAATTTTTGACGATTTTTGACGAATTAGATATTCAACCATCAAAAGATACAGTAAACAAGCACTTCTTTACATTTACAATTTTAACGATCATAAAAGGTTATATCACTTGATTTTATTTCAAATTTCAAAATATGTTGTAATAATCAAAGTTTTATATAGTGGTTTATTAAGACCACTTACACAAAATACAATATTTAAAATTCATTTTTTGACGAATTTTTGACGGCAATAAAAAAAGAGGGTAGCAATTACGCTACCCTCAATTTGTTTTATTTATCTAATTCTACTAAGCGGTGTAATTCACCATTAACAAACCACATTTCACAACGCACGTTGTTTTGGTCTACCAAGGTTGCCATGTATAAACCATCTTGATTTGGTTGAATATCTTCTGCGAATTGATGTGTTTTTCCCTCAAATGTAAATACTTGTGCCATAATGTTTTCCTTTTAATCAATATATCCTAACTGTCAACTAACAGTTGATTGTTTGCAAGCCGTGCAACTCGGAGATAGATTAGATCACCATGCCTTTACTGTATAAAGTACACTACCACCTTTAAATTGTGTTCCCTCAAAATGCCCTAGCATCTCAACTCTACCAGCTTGATAACCGATAGTTTCATACATTTTCTTATCAATCACAGTAACACCAGCTTTTATTTTATGTTCTTTGTTTAGGTTAATCTTATACACATCGACTTTTTGCTCGTCTGTGTTGGCCACTACTGCGGTTCTATCAGATTTTTCTGTGGCCACTTTAGGTAAGTTAGGGTTGCTATGTGCAATATCCTGTTTCACCTTTTCTGCAGCAACTTCAACTGTAGGCGCTTGCGTGTAGTATGTCGCTACTGGTTGAGTTTTTTCCTTTATGGAAATAACTTCTTGTGCTTGTTTTTCTGTTACATGAATTGCTTTTGACAATTCTGTAGGTGATTTAGCTTGTTGTTGCGTGATTACAACAGGCTTTTCAATCTGTTTCTGTTTATACAGATGATAGCATCCCATACAAATGAGTAGGAACGCTAACATCGGAATTATGACCTGTATGGTGCGTTTATGTGTTTTGATATAAGTTAGTACCTTATGTAGATAAAACATTCACCTATGCCCCCTCTACCTCTTCCATTAGCATTTTTAACGCTTTGAATTTCTCATCGGCAAATCGATTATTTAGGCTATCCCTTAATGCGCTACTATTCCATTCAAGGCTCATGCACGTATCATAGATGCCAGCGATAAGGTCATAATCAAAACGCTTATCATCGATGTAGGATAGGTTAGGCAATTCAATATTCAATGCTTTTTCCATTAGCTTTAATGCATCATTGAACATATTAACGATTTCACCAGTACCATACTGTACCGCTCTACTCCATACTACATCCTTTAATGCGTTAGAATGTTTTTCTACATTGAATAGATTTTGTTTAAGATACTCACAGGCTACATCGTAGTATGCGGACTTGATATAGTCATGCTGCATTTTCTCAAAGCCCACCGCATCAAGTGTGCCTAATTCTTGCCACTTAGCAATAAAGCCATCAGAATTGATTTCTCCACTATCAATCAAGGCTCTAGCATAATCTGTATAAAAGCCACCTTGCTTTAACCCCCAACCAAGGAACGCATCAACACTACCACAATTACTTGCTAGTTGGTATGTACCATAAGAGATACCGCCAGCATCATTAATGCCACTAGATATACACGCTGGATCACCGTTACTTTCATATTCAGCACTTAACTGTCCTAATTCAACCATTGTAATTACTCCTTTTCTTTGTCATTGCTGCCCCCATTCATATATTGGGAACGCTTAACACCACCAGTAGCACCGATATAACCACCTAATACACCAACTATTACACTTGCCAAGTCCTTTTGTTCTAAGTAAATAGTCATGATTAGTGCGGCTGCAAGTGCTACTAAGGTTATAGTGTCCTCATAGTTAATTTTCATTTAATCGCATCCTTTATTGATTTAACGAACGCTATCAACTCTTTAACCAAACTCATCGCACGTTGAAACCATGCACTTTCCACAAATTCAAGTTCAATCATATTCTCCACAATAGATGCTAATTCAACCATGATAGGTACTAAGTACAATAATGTAGACAAGAACACATCAATGCGACCTAACATAGGAATATCCACATCCGGCAACGTTAATAGGATGAATGATAAGAGGAATAACCAAGGATAAGACTTAACTAATTTCTTAGTCATATCTGCTCGTAGTTTTCCACTCACTAAAAATCTACGTTGCTTACCATTAACTTCAACACTCGCCCATCCTCGCCATATAATCGCAAGGAACATATTCTTAATGGTTAATTCTCTATTAGTAGCCAAATTAAAATTGCGTGCCTCGACTAAGACACGCAAGAATGTATCAACAAACACCAATACAACACTTGTAAATATGGCTAGTGAAATCCGCACCGCCTCTGCTACGTTAAACCCCTCAACCATGAAAGGTGCTAATACAACTTCAATCATGTTTACTCTCCAATTCGTTCTATCTGGATGCTTAAATTACTATCCTTTGTCATCATTTCTCTTCTCCATCCGTCAATATTGAATGTAGCCTTTGATATAAGACCAGTAGAAACAGATACATTGACTTCAATGTCTTTTGATTCAGTTATTGTAAATTCGTTGCTATCTCCAGAAATAGCATATACAGCCACCCTATATCTCCCTTTGGGTAAGTACACAAACATTTTTTCAGTCCCTCTCACATCGGTTGGGTACTTCGACCACCCCCATGGTTTAAAGGAAATTGGACTTGTTTGTATATAGCTTTTATTACCATTGGATGTGCGTTGCACTACAAATGCGGTCTTTGTATCGCCCAATCGTGCATAATATTTTTTACCACCAATCACAAAGGTTAATCGTCTATCACCAACATCACGCACATTATCGGTCAGTCCAAATGTTAATGTATCATTTCCTTTCTTAACTTTCAGATTAGGCATTATTCAACATACACCTCGTTTCCACCAGTAGCACTCCACAATTTCAATCGGCTATTTAATGATGTTTGTACTCTCCCCCAAGATTTCCATTTATCAGCCATAAACATTCTGTGGTATGTTTCACCATTGAACGCATGGAAAGTTTGGTCTATCATCTTACCTTTGCCAAAGTTCATTACAATTAACATACCTTGTTTATGCGAACGTGGTGGATTATTAGCACCACCATCAAAGTTGATTTCAATAGCACCTTGTTCTGTGAATGTGTTCCAGTCTGTTGCCGTTTCAATTTTAGAATATGGAAAACCTAACTGGTCTACTTCGGTTTTCTTAACAAAGTTATCGTCTACATCCTTTTTCTTATAAATAGCCGTTCCGTAATGTTTGGTAGTAAGTACTGTGAAACTATCTGTACCATCATAGTGTTTAAATTCCTTACCTTTAACAAACGTATTAACGGAGTTATCGCCAAGTTCTACGTTACCGCTAGTAGATACCTTAGCCATACCAACACCATGTCCGTCAGGTTTATAACCCTCGATTAAGGTGTTGTTAGCCATTTTAAGTGCGCCATTTAATGTACCGCCTGTTAGTTTCAAGTAATCAAGCGTTGCCAATCGTGCGGTATTGATGGAGTTTTGATAGTCCTTATTTGGATCACCAACATAAATATCAACTTGGTGTCGCTTGTTTGGTTTTTCTGTTAAAACTGCAAAATAGAATTTGCCTTTGTAATAAGCTATATCTTCGATTTCAGTAGTTCTATTGATTTCAATAATCTGTTTAACTGTGCCAAATGGTGTGCATTCTACCAAGCTCCCAAGCGTTGCACTCATGATGCAGCCATTCAACATGAAAGCACCATTGTTATTGAAATCATCATATTCATAATCGACTTGATATGTTTTTAATTTCTTAAAATCATCGTTGTATAAGTTGATTTCACGCAAGCGTTGTTGACCGCTAATAGGTACGATGCTTACATAAGTCCGTGTGATTGGGTCATATCCAATATTAAATACACGTTCATTCAATGTAATAGTACGTTCATATTGCATTGTATCTGCGTTAAGTACTGTTAAGTTGTTACCATTTTTCAAGCCGTTTGCAAGGTAAATCTTATTGGTGTACTTGTTGTAGCACATAGTATTACAATGCCCCATCTTATCAGGGTCATTGAATTTGTATGTACCTACAATCTCAAACGTGGATGAATTGAGTTCATATAATACTTGATTAGTGCCATCACCATTAATACATGCTAATACAAACACATTTTTTTTATCGTTGTAGGTGAACCCCTGACATTGGTTGACCTCATCGCCGTATTGAATGTTTTTCACAAAGGCAATGTTGGATGAACCTTTTAACATTGGTGTTTCGGTAGGGTAAAACGGCTTGATGTTGTTGTATGTACCCATATCCATGACACTGTCAACAGTATTGAAAGTTAGATGTTCATTAATTTTGTAGATGCCATTAGGTACTAATAATATCTTATTTTTAAGATTATCGTTAGCACGTTTAAATGCTGCGGTATCATCCGCTACACCATCACCAACTGCCCCAAAGTCTTTTACAGATACAATGCCATACAAACTATCTTTAGTTTGATATTTTGCATCAGCCTCGGTTTTGGTAACTAAGCCGCCACCATTAGGTAGTGCAATCTGTTCAGCCTTAGCAGCTGCAGTTTCAGCACGTTTAGCAGCATCTGTTGCCTTGATAGCATTACTTGCGATTGATGTTTGTTTATTATCAATATCTGTTTTTAAATTACGTGCTTGGCTAACTAACTCATTAATATCTCGTTTATCAACAGTTGTTTGTCCAGCATATGCCTTAGCATCTCTGACTAATCGTTCAGCAGTAGCAACATTAGTAGAGGATGTATCAAGTGCCGTATTAGCCGTTGCCAACTTATCGTCAACAGTTGATGCTATTGTTTTGATTTCTTCGCCCAATCGGTTGATTATATCTGCATTAGCATTAATCTTATCGGACTTTTCAGAAATAACGCTCATAGCATTAATTGCATCATTAGCAGCCTTAACGGAACGCTCTACAATATCTTTCGCAACTTCATTTGCGTTCTTATCACTATCCACTCGAATTTTAAGTGATCTATCTAAATCAGCTTTCATTTCTTGTAAGATAAGTACAATCTTATCAGTTGCGTGTTCGATATTCTCAAATGGGTATTCATCAGGCAAGTCCATATCTTGTGAAATAGGTGTTTTGCGTTCTAAGATAACCTTTTGTCCTACGGCTAGTGCATCCCCATTAGCTGGGTAAATTACCGATTTGGTGCTTTCGTCATAATCAATGTTACCTACTTGTACCGCCTCTGTGCCATCTTCATCAACGATAGTCAGTTTAATATCCTCGATTTGGACAAAATCATATGGGAAAATAAACTTCTTATTTATCCCATCGCATTGATACACTACAGATGGTTTAAGTACTTCTGGTGTCAATTTAACATCCCCTTTCAATGTATATAAATAGGACTACCCATAATTGAGTAGTCCTTATTTATCAATGTTTCTTTTTATCTTTTTTAGTTTTAAGTCTACGGTCAAATACTACTGCCATGATTGCATCCTCTAGCGATGCATCGGTATCTGTGAAACCAAATTTAGCTAATGTCCACAAGCCATCAGTTACAGTATCACTAAACCCAGTTGCTCGGTTTGCTAACTGACTGAAACTTCTGCCTACATCTATACCATCTTTGTTTTTGCTCATAATTGCGTTGCCTAAATCGTAGAATTTCTCAACGATGCTTAATGCCATAACGCTATTACCTTTGTTGAATACCTTTTCACCTAGAATGTATTTCATTGCCATATTTGACATATCACGGATGATTGGAATGCCCATAGTTCCTTGCGAAACCAACTCTTCGATAAATGACTTAGCTAAATCTTCAGGCTTATCATCATCGCCATTCGTTAAGGCTTTGTAAGCCATCATACCGATAGCCTGTGAAATCAATGTCCACCATAGCATTTTAACGAACCTTGCATAATCGCCATTATCCTTACGTGCATAGTTACCCTCTGTGATGATGTTATAAAGTGTATTAGCGTATGAATAGAACGGAACGAATAATTGAGTGAATGTAGAACGTGAACGTTGAATAGCAGCAGCATCCTTTGTATCACCACTACCAAATATATCACGTACTGCTCTGTCTCCAGCCTCAATAGATTGTTGCTCTACCCATTCAGCACTCACACCCTCTTTACCAAAGAGTTCAGCTTGCTTTTGATCATAAGCGAATTTCCATACAGGAATAGATAATGCAAAGTCTGTTTCTGTAAGTAGTCTGAAACCCATTTGATTTATATCATCTCGAATGTCGGCTAACTGTTCTACCTTATAACCGCCAACATTTGTATCACCTAAACGTAAGCCTTTACCTGCAATAGATAACCCTTGTTTCAAGTCTTTATCTAATGTTTGTATACGTTCACGCATGAAGATTGATTGACCTAATACAAAATCCCTAGTGTTGTTATAAGTAGTTGTGCCATGTCCATAGAAACCAATGCCAGCATGATTGATGGCTCTAATAGTATTTCCTACACCGATACGATAGAACGCAACAGGAATATTCAACGCATTTTGTAACGCTACCGATACACGACCAGCCATGACTGCGGTTGATGTATTCTTTTTCAATGTAAGAATAAGTCTATCAATATCATTTGTTTTAGCTGCTTCATCTTGCCAGTTATCACGAACCCAAGTTCGCAAGAATTGGTAAGTATCTGCACCAAATTTATCAACAATGTAGTTTTGTAATTCTCTGTTACTGATTAGCTTATTAACATCGGTTACTGCTTTTCGCATAGTAACGTGATTGATAGCCTCTGTGATTGCATTAGGAATTACATCAAAATCAAGTAATAATGATTTATCCTTAACCACATCTAAACGTGATTTAGTAGCACTCATGCCTGTTCCCCATACTGCATTACTACTTACCATAGTTTTTGCAATATCTTCAACTTGGTTATCACTTACGGATGCATTTACTTTAGGGTTATACACGATAGGGAAATATTGCCCCTCAATATTTCTACCACCGATAGTAAATGTCAAACCCTCTACTTTCTTTAATGGGTTTCCATAAAGTTCCTCTTGTACCTTACTACGTTCTTCAAAGAATGAATTGATATGATCCCATGTACGAATGACAAACTCCCAGTCCTTATCCGTCATGTGTTCTTGGAACGCACGTTCAATTTCAACCTCATTTGCTTTTGTAGTTTCCATTACACGTTGTCTATTGCTTTCTGTACCCCAGTTAAGGGCAATCATGATTAATTGCTCTTTAGTAAGTCCGTACAAGTTACCAACTGTATATAGATGTTCATTACGCATATTGAATAATTCACGTTTGGAATATATTCCTACATCCTTTGCTAGTCTACGCATCGATACTTCCTTACGTTCATTGAACGCTTGCGTTGCTCTACTGATAGGGTCATAGATGTATTTAACGGCAAAGCCGTTTTTACCGCCACCCATTCGTCTTAGGAATGTTTCAACTTTCATTAACGCTAAGTGGAAACCATATAGCTTACCGCTTACTGCATCTGTTTTAGTTTGATTATTCAAAATGTTAAACACATCACCAGTTGCACCACCAAATGTTTCTGTAGCCTCACCGATGATTTCTTGTACTGCATTTTCAAACGATATGCTTTTACCCTCATCATTCAAAATGGTTGTACCCTCATACTCATTTCTGCCGTTCTTGTACATACCAGTCATGAGTTCTTCTAAGGTTTCTAATTCATTCATTGTGATTGATTTAAATGATTTAGGTGTTTTAGCGTAGAACATTTCAGCTATCCAAGGTTCTAATTGAACCATAGATTGTTGATTAAGAATGAGTGCATCCACATCAAGTGCGGATAATACTGTGTTCATATCAAAACCATCTGTAGGTGCTAGTCCATCGTACTTAGTTAAACCCATTTGGTATGCCATATGATTGTAGAAATAACGCATATTAGGTTCAATAGCAATAGGGTTTTTAGGTCTAGTCATGCGTTGTAATTGTTGTTTCAATTTCAATCGCAACTTCTTGGACTTTTCAAAGTTTTCAAACGCCACTCTTGCCCTTGCTTGTTGTAGCATTTGTTCACGCTTAAAGCCAAGTGCCTTATCTACATCACCGATTGCCAATGCTCTATCTGCTTTCTTTCCAGCAGTAACCGCTTTATTCTGATATGTTTTAAATTGAATAGCATTAGAAATAGGCAACTCACCTAATTCTTTTCTTGCTCGGTTCATGTAGTCTGAGATTGTTCCAAGTCCAGCACCACGAATAGAACGAACATTATTGATGCGATTGTTAAGCATATATTGTAATCGTTTGATACGTTCTTCTGCTTTTTCTAGTTGCTTAGTAGTATCAGTCAAAGCAGCATCTACTTTTTTCTTATCAGATTTTAACTCATCGTACTTAGTAGGTTTAACCTCTTTTTCGATTTCGTCTAACTCTGTATCGATGTTTTCTGCGTTAGTATCTAACTTACGAATACGTTCTAATAATTCCCAGTTCTTCGCTAATTCACGATTAGTAGACTTTTGAATAATCTTACTTTCCTCTTCGGTGAGTTTCATTTGACCTTGGGTAGATAGTAAGATTTCCTCTGCAATTTGTTCATTAGTTTTGCCTACATTGTTATCACGCATAAACTCTGCTTTCGCATTACGCATTTCTTGATTGATAGCATCGTTAAATGTAGCACCAGTTTGTTCTACTTCCGCTTTCTCTAACTCTTCAATAGAATTGTATTGTGTTTTTTCAAAAGCAATCTCACCAAATGCGTTGTATCGTTGATGGTCTTTATAGATAGGATATTGCTCAATCAATCGGTTTTCGATTTCGCCTTGTATTGCATCTTTTTCTTCTTCCCATTCCTTGATAGGTCTATTATCAAGTTCTTTCATGAGTTTTCGCATCACACGTTCTTTTGCTTTTTCTTTTACATCAGATATATAGGACTGCATACGTGCTTGGTCTTGTTCTGAAAGTTGCTTATAGAGTTCGGTTTTCTCGAATTGTTCAAGTTGTTGTTGCTCTGCGTATGCCTCTATATCCTCTTGGGTTGCAAGCATACGATCCATTACTTCCCTAATCTCTTTAGGTGGTAAACCACCTAAGCGTGATACTGCACGATAGATAGCACTTAGCCACTTACTAAATCGTCTGAATGTACGTTCAAGGAATTTAGTAGGTGCTTCACCCTCTCTTAGATAAGCCTCAAACCCTCTAGCGAATTTCTCGTGTGCATCGGTATTGATAGTTTCGTTATCGTTCCAACCGCTCCACTCTTTCAACGCTTGCCAATCGTCTTTGACTTGTTGAGGTGCGTTTTCCATTTCAGCCAAGGTCTTAATATCATCAAAGAATACATGACCCATCTCGTGCATGAATGTTGATTTATCAGCAGTTTTAAACAATTCTACAATACGTTCTGTTTGAGATTTAATAGTAGTCATACCATTGATAGATTGATTGTACTTTTCGATAATTTGAATAGACTTATCATCAAACACTACAAAGTTATGAGTAAGACCATGTTTGTATTTAATCCCTTTTACACCTAATTTGTTTAATTCAAGAGATGCTTTTTTGTCGCTACCTAAACGCTCTGACAAACTATTATAAAACTCTTTGCCAGTCATATTGGTATCAGTCGGATTTAATTGTTTGATTTTATCTAAAACGTATTCCGACTGCTCGTTAATTGGTTTTGAGTAATCTAACATTGTGTCTGCATCTGGAATTTCTACATTATATAATGTTGGTTTTGAACCAGAAGTTACTTCAAAACTATCAATATTATCAATTAGATACGAAATTTTAGAAACAATATCATTATAAAAAATATAATGCTTGTTATATTTTTTTCGCTCCTCATCAATAGCATCTAATAGATACTCTTTATTTACTCGTTTGTTATCAGCCTTAGCTTTAGCTTTAGCATCATTTAACATAACAGTTGCCATTCGTTCAAACTTACTATCAACAAGTGTTGGTAATTTGCTAATAGTAAACTTACTGTTTTGTGTAATAAATTCAACGATGCCATCTAATTCATTTAAATTTTTAGTAACTCTATTTAAACTATCTTGCTCATCTTCTCTATGAGATACTAATCGTTTTAATAGAGTTTCTTTATTATTCTCTACATTAATACCACCAAATATCTGATTAATAACAGGAGCATACTCATCAGGTAAATTCTTTCCATTTAACGTAAATTCATTTTTCGATTTACGCTCTACCTTATAATTTTCAGCTACATTTCGCTTTTCAGCAAAATACAAACCCCAACCAAATGCTTGATGCCCTAAGCCACCGCCAATACCACCTAAATCAAACTCATCAAAATCATAAGGCGAACCATGCCATGCAGCTTGTGCATAACCATCTTTGCCATTCATCTTGGCATTTACATCAAATCGTAAAGTATTTAGGTAGTCAATAGCAGTATAACGTGCATTACCAGCCTCACGCATGATTTGTGCGAACACATCAGCATGAGTTGCTACCAATAATGCATCCTCATGTGCTTGTTGCTTGATATGACCTTTAGTGCTAGTTTCTAACAGTTCACGAACCTTTGTATATACTTCATGACCTGCTTTTGTTAGATTCATACGTAGTGCAACATTCTTATCCGCAATTTCAAAGACTTTATCTTTCATAGCCTCTAGGCTTTCAATCTGCATCAACATATGTTCCATATCTGCATAATGTGCATCAGATTGTGCTAATGCATCAGCATTACCATCAAGGCTTGCCGTTGTAGTTGCTCGGCTATACTCATAGGCTGCTCGTCTGCGTTCTGCATTTGTACGTGGTGCTTTACCGCCATTGTTAGCTTTATAATCAACTAACCATTGTGGTTCAACACCAGTACTTACCGCATCATTGATAGATTTATCCGCATTATCAAAATCACTAGCATAGGTTTCTCTATACTTTTCTTTTAATGTATGCAATAAGTTATTAAAGTTACGTTTAATGTTTGTAGGGTCAGATAATACCTCATTAAGTACTTCACGATCTACATCAGATGCACCATCAAATTCATTACGGATAATATCATCTTTGATACGTTCCGCACGTTTAGAGGTGTCATCTTTCAATACAGATTTTGCTACATCTACTTCTTGTTTTGCACGTTCCAAAGTTGCCAATGACATACCGCCACGTGTAAAGTAAGAGGTTTGTTTCAAAGCCTCTACTGTTTCATCTGACAAATTCATAGATACTTGTGCATATGAACCAATAGGAATTTCAACAGGTGCATCAGCCTCGATAGCTGCTTTGACTTCCTCTTGTGTAACTAAGCCGTTATCAACCATATCACGAATAGCAAGTTGTCCGTTTTCAGATTGTACCAATTCAGCTACATCTACATATTGAGTAGACACACCAACCTTATCGCCCTGTGCTTGTACGATTTTGCCGTATAGTTCAGGGTTTTCTTTTGCAATCTTATTGGTTGCACTATCCTTACGAACATTATCCATAATGACTGCACCATTGCGGTTTTGTTCAGCGATGATTGCTGCTTGTTGTTGTTCAGGTGTTAGCTTTTGAAAATCACGGAAAGCCTTTGCAGTACGCACACCACCTACCGCACCACCGATAGCACCAAAACCGATTACCGCTGGCAATGCTTGTTTCATTGCATCTAATGAACCTATAGCAATATCACCTATGCTATAATATCCCTCTAAGTCATTATCATTGCGTGTTAGGTTGTGTTGTACCTTTTCATTTACATCTTGCAAACCCTCTTCAAAGAGTTCAGGTACACCAGCTTTAATAGAGTTCTTAGCCATCTGTGCAACAGTTGTTCCAATACCTCTATCAAAGGTTTTAACAGTATCACCTACACCAGCACTAATAGCTTTTGCAATCATGCCTTTAGGTGCTACTGCTTTAAAGGCTTTACCCATAGCTGCAGTTGCTGCAAACTCAATACTTGCATCAATAGCAGCATAAGACATAGCATATTGATTAGCTTCTTGGTCTGTGTATACTCGGTTGCCGTTCGCATCTTTCTTTTGAGTGAGTTCAATGTACTTATTGCCAAATGACATTTTGTACATATTGTATGCCATGTCAGCACCGCCACCCCATTTAGCACCAGTAGCAGCACCAGCAGTTGCACCTACACCCTCTGTAGCCAAGCCACCAATTAATGCACCAGCAACTGCACCAGCTACTGCACCTACACCGCCTTGTTTTGCCATCATGTAGCCTTGACTAGATGTTGCACCAAATACTTCTTCTAGTGGACTACTACCATCAGGTTTCCTATAACTTTGTATATTGTTTTGTAATCGATTAATCTCATCGGTTAGTTCGCTAATCTTTTGTGGATCAGATTCATGTGCCAAGGCAAAACCAGCATCGCCCAACTTCATTTGGTCATTCATCGCCCAAATACTTTGTTGCATCGCATCAAATACACCTTTTGTATTCTTTATTGATTCAAGATTGTTTAACGCTTGGATGCCCTCTGCTTGTGAGCTATATTTCACCTTATAGAGTTCAGGAAACTCATCGTAAATATCTTGTAAAACTTGTCCTCGTTCTACTCGTCTAGATAGATAATCAGCACGTTCAAACGCTCTATCATCACCAAACATAACTGTATCTGCACCGATATTTAAAGTTTTAGCAATACGCAAAGCCTCATTAGCACGTAATTGTTCATTGTTATACAAAAACAATCTATCAGTATTACTAACAAACCCAGCTGGTAAAGCATTAGGTAATGACTGCCCTAATTGACCTATAGATTTTAATAGGTTGCCTTGTTGCCCAAAAGGTGAAACTGTTTCCGTTCCATCTGTATTTTTAACGCTAATAGGTGTACTAGCGATTGTAGATAATGCATCTGCCGTATTTTTCGCAATGCTTGATACTGTATCTATACCTGCACCAATAGCCTGTCCTACAGGTGTAAAACCACCTACAGGACTAGACTGTACACCAGCGCTAGCGGTAAAGGAACGTGGACTCTCTCCACCATGTCCACGTATTAACGCTTGAAACTCTTCACGCTCTTGTTGATTAATATCAGCCATTTGTGTATCTCCGTTGTAATGCATTGTATTCTGATTCGTAAATATCTTTAGTTGAGCCATCTCTATATGTTACTCGGATATAATGGTTTCCTACAGGTTCAGCATGAACGATACCGATTGCTTGATTACTTGCACCACTTATAGTAGATGAATAATCATCGCCATCTCCAAAGTATGGTTTACTTGTACTACGTAATGTGCTTGTTGCTACTGCAGCATCAAAGATTTCATCTTTTTCAGCATCTGTAGGTGGTCTATGATGTTTGATTTTAAATTCCTCAATGCGACCTGCCATTTCTTGTTTAACACCATATTTAAAGCTACCAGCCAATGTTTTATCTTCAGGCATTACTGTAGCAAGTTTATATTCATATGGAGTTAAATCAATGTTGCTAGCTTTCTTATTGTTATCATCGATTTCAAGTAACGATGCATCAAGTTCATCATCCATGATTTTATTAGGCAACACACGTTCTGCATATGCTCGTGTCTGTTCGTAGGTATGAGATTTTGCATACTGCTTAATACCCCATTTTTCTTGCGCCGTCATTTTCAAACCTTTTTCATAGATTCTATCTAGCTTAGGTCTTTCGCTTGCCATTTTGCCACTCCAATATTCTTTTTCTTCAGGAGTAGTTGCACCTGCTAGTTGAACCTGTGCATATTGGAATGCACCGCTTACATCACCATTAGCTATCTTTTGATTTAAGATTGTTTGACCTGCTTGTAAGCGATCATTGATAGCAATCTTTCTAGTTTGTTCTTGCAATGTGTAATAATTTTTGTAGGCAGTTTTAGCCTCATCTTCAGCTTTCTTGATTTGGTCTTCTGAATACTTTGGACTACCACCACTAGCCATAGGTGCATTTCTCATGCCTGCTGAATAGTTAGACTCAGAATCAGTATAATAAGAATTTTCCTTTAAAATATGCGCCCATGTATTTACATCATTTACATCTTTCAAACCATCATAATGCCTTAAAAAACTTTGTACATAATCATCTGCAAAGTCTTCATCTGTTTTGTATACCTTGTAATAATTAGTGCCACCATCTTGTTGTCGGTTTTCCTCGCCGTTTGGTTCAGCTTGTGTCAACCCAGCATAGTTTCTATTTTCTGTTTGTAACTTACCAAAGTTAGCACTACCGCCTGTTTCGTGATAAAGTTGGCGATAAACCATTTCTGCATTATATCCATATTTTTTAGATATATACTGTGCAATTCCCCATAAATGCGTGTCAGCACCAGCACCACTTTTCAATGCCTCTTCATTTTGGGTTTCCATCTTGGCTCTAACATACATGGCAGCACTACTCATGCCTTGGTTTAAATCATGCCCATACATCTGATACAACTTAGCATATGTATTATCATCATTAACTAATTTGTTGATATTCATTTGATTAGACATTTTTTTGTATGGTGTCAATACATCTTCACCTACAACACCACTCAATGAAGTCAAAAGGTTTTCAACTTTGGTTGAATCATTTTCCGCTACGGCTCTGTCAAGCAACTGTTTCCCAGTTTGGTCTGTGTTAGCACGAATTTTTTCATTAATCTGTTCATCATCTAAACCTAACTCTTTACCTGTTGATTTATATAAATCACCCATCAATGAAATTGTTTTCATTTGGTCTGCCATGTTATCAGAACGAACGGCTGAATCTCTTAGGCTGGTAATTTGGTTTTGAGTGGCTGTACTTAATGCCGTTTCATATTGACCTCGTGAATATTTAGAGATGTTATTGTAATCAGTTGTTTTAGATGTTTCAACGGCTTTGTTAAATGCGTTGATAGCATCATTGGTTCTGAATTTATATTTCTCCAATATATCCTTTTGTATTTTGTCTACACCGACATTATAGTCAGGCAATATAGATTGAGCATTCATACCTTTACGAATCATCAACCCATCTTTATCATCATTGAGTAATTTGTTTGTACTATTATTAAACTCATTGATGGCATTAGTTACATCGATATAGTCTTTCCGTTTATCAATCTCTATCCATGTATTAGTAGCATCTTGCAATGCTTTTGTCATGGCATTTAAACCACTCGTGTTACCACCATAAGCCATTTCATTTACATTAGCCTGCACACTACCATTAATGGTGTTTAAGCGTTGATTGCTATCATAGCCTATTAACTTCATTAGATACCCCACCTATTATTTCTGATAGCACCTTTGGTTACGAATTTCATCTTAGGCATACCAGCAGCCTCTAGTGCATCACTAGCTGGTGTGTAGTAGTTATTACCAGTACCAACACTCTTACTAGCATATTGACCTTTAAGACCATAGATACTAGATGCACCACTTAATATCGTACCTAACATTGCCATTCTAGTTTGTTTCTTAGCATTACTTGCCGCTGCACGTGCGGTGCTTGCCTCGTTGCGATAGTTCATTCCATTAAGATATTCATTGTAGATACTGTTGTTCTTGTTGTTTTCCCAATTCTGAATATCCTTGTTGTATTCGTCATAGCTACTAGCCATTAACTGTAATGGTGTACCAGCCATCATCAAGCCACTAGCACCAGTTTCTGCCGTGTTCTGCCCTTGTATAAGTCGCATCTTATCGGACATTTTATCTCGCTCTTGCAAGGCTTGGTCTGCAATCTGTTCTTGCTTGCGATCACTTATTCGTGCGTTCGCCTCTGCTACCCTTGCTTGCTGGTTGTACATAGCAGCTTGCGCCTTACCTTGTTGGTGTTGTGTAAACAATGTACCAACCATACTTGCTGCGGTTAATGCAATAGGGTTACACATTCGCATCCCCCTTTCTCAATGTGAATAAAACCATATCCCCATCGTTAATATCGTAATGAATAACCGCACCTAATGACTTTAGCCATCTAATGGTGCGGTGATTTTCTTTGTGTATGTAATTAAAAAGTATTTCCCTAGTTTCTAACCATTCACGAATGATATTTCTACTAACTTTTATAAATTGTTTTTGTAGTGTCAAACTACGTTCAAAATCTTTACTCCCCAAAAAGTAAATGCAATGCATACCATTAAGTGCAGTTTTTGATACCCCATACACACATAATGGCTTGTCATTATCAATAACAACACGACTTTGATAATCTTCCCCAAGAATATCGTTCACAAAGTCATTTTCGCTATAGTTTGAATTTTTTCGATTGATATATTTAACCTCTAAGGCATCTATCGAACGCAAGTTGATATATAACTCACGAATTAAAGAAACGTGCTTAGAGTGGCAAATATTACATTCCATGAACATTTGGGAAACCACCGCCAATTTCTACCTCTCTTGTAACCGCTAACAAGTTAAATGGGAAAGGTTTTGAGTGTTTTATGCATATTTCTGTATTTGTATTAACGCTAGTTGCTATCTTAGGTAGTGCTATTACAGTATCACCAGTAAATAGTGATTTAGGTTTTAAAATTAAATCGTCTACATCATCAAATGTTTTACCTACGCTACCACCATATGAACGATATAACCGCAACGCAACTCGTGTTATAGTTACCAATCTGCATTGCAATGTTCCATCGTTTATTTGTTGCTCTACGCTAGGTATTTTGATTTTAGTAGTATAAGGTAATCCAACAGTAATTACATTTGCTTTGCCATCTAATTTAATGACACCAGTCGGTGGTACTACCCTAGATGGCATCTGTTGACCATCAACTACTATGTCTACCATTTGTCCTACTAGGTGAGGTGCGTTGATGTAATCAGTCTTAATTGAATTAGCGACTTTAACATAGCAATCTAGGAACACATCGGAGTTATCTTCTGTGTATAGCGGAATACTACGTTCAATACATTTCACACTCTTATTATTAATCACACGATCTACAACAAAATAGATTGTGTCTTGTTCACCCTCTGCCACGCTCTCAACATATCGGTATTTACCATTAGTAACAAAGTGCGACCAACCATACACCTTTTGTTCAGGTATATAGGTTAAGCAATTCAACTGTCCATCATCTCGAACGTAGTAAATAATACTGTCAGGGTCTTGTGCATATGCACTCGTTACTGCCACATGACCTTTAACTAATGTTTTAACAAATAGCGTTAAGTCTTGCCCTGTGTAGTTGTCGCTCTCGTAAGAGTAACCCATATCACGAACAGTACCACCACGCTCTTGAACGAATACACATCGGTTACCGATAAACTGTGGTTCGCACTTTAACGCACCACGTTGTGTTTGTGTTTTAAGGTAACAGTTAGTAGGTGTAATAGTCTTGCTCCCATCAACTATCCACTCATTACCACTCGTTAGAACGATTAAGTCATTAGCTGGTACAAGGTGTCTAATCTCATACATCTTGCGGTTGATTACTGGTAGTGTAATTGCGCTATCATCTGTGATTGTACCGCCTACTTTTTCAACCCCAAAGTTAGGATAATCACCAGTACGGCTAAACCAAATATAGTTAGGCTTACTATCAGTAGCAGCAACTACAAAGCGGTCTTGATAGAATGTACATAGTTTCGGATAACCTCTACCCCTATTCCAACTGCCTAACTTCCATTGGTGGCTTGGCTCACCCTCTTTAATACCATTCAGAACATTAACCTTTGCGTTCTTAGCATCGGTTACGCTTTTAATCTCAACGATACCATATTGAGTAAACGGCATAATGGATAAGTCGCAATTAACAGAACCACCTTTAATATCGGAGATATATTTAAGCCTTGCTCCAGCCTCTATCTTACCTGTGTCGGTTACGTTGTAATCGTTCTTAGAGGTGTATGTTCTGTAATCTTTCCATGTTTGACCATCATTATTAGAAATTTGTAACTTTACAGTACCTTCCCATGTACCATGTGTTGTGAATTTCCATGATAACTCTGTATCAGTACTATACGCACTAACATTGTAATTGATGTTGTTATATATCTTTTCCGTTTGAAGTGGTACAAGCCCTCGTCTAATTTTTTTCTCTACCACTTCGCCAGCGGACTTAGTGTGTACCGCTTCTACATAGTATGCAATCTGAATTACACTACCAACCATATCTTGCGTGAAAAGGTCTTTTGTAGATGTGATCGTATCGCCACTAACAGTTAATGTATGTCCATTATCCGTGTTGATTTCGTCATAAGGTTGTTCAGTTAGTTTGTATGCACTCATTCGCCAGTCGGTATCACTATATCGTGATAGCGTTTGAATAGGGTACTTACCACTACAAATGAACATTACATCGCCACTTTGGATGCAGTTTAATTCACCTACAACGTCCGCCTCAAATGGTGTCGCTACTTCAACATTTGTATACACACCATTGCGCCATACTCTAACATACCTATCACCAAATTCAAGCATGAATGATTGATTCTTATTGGTTGTAAACTCAAACAATCTAACAGGTTTATCGTTGTATTTAGCATATCCGATAAACTGTGAGCCCTGCCGTCTAGCTACCGCACCATAAGGTCGAATAACTGCGTTTTCAGCAAGTAGTAATGCACTTTTATATTGTTCAAGGTCAAATCTGCTTGATACATCTGGCGATACCTCGCCAGTAGTAAATGCGACTTGTCCTATATACATCGGTTGCATATTACCAACTCCTTGCCTTGATATAGTTAGAAACATAAGGCATATCTAATCTTCGTTCCTTTGCACTCATAGATTTTGCCTCTTGTAATGCTGCTTGATATAACTTGTATGACTGGTCGAATAAACCGCTATTACCAGTCAATGGCATTGCTAAGTCAGATGCCATCTTACACACTAATGCTTTAACGAATATAGGGTTCATTACATCAGCATCGGTAATATCGTACACATAATCAATGTGCATCAATGGTACATCAGATACGATGTACTTTGTATTGTTATCAGTTAGGTATACATCATATTCACGTTGCTTTTCCGCTCGGTATCTATCACCCTGTGGAATAACCGCAAGGATGCGAACACACTTTTCAGGATATGCATATACATAACCCCAACCATCAATCTTATGTTCAGATAGCACCGCTCGTTCACGCTTTCGTGCAAAGTTCCACTCAAACTGCTCTAACAATACTCTACGTGTTAGATCATAATGTAATCTGCATTGTCTAGCAGGTTCTGTTTCTTCCGTCATAGAACGGATGCGACCAGCATTGATAAGCGATAATGCTTGATTACAAATATCAGTAGGTGTCATTTGCTCCACCTTTCTATAAAAAAAGAGGGGGCATGAATACCCCCTCGTTCAATTATTCAGCAGTTTCTTCCGCTTTCTTACCACGTTTCTTTGGTGTAGGTTCTTCAGTTTCTTCTGTTTCCTCTACTTCTGCGGATGCATCACCTACAGGTTTAAATAAAGCGTTGAAGTAGTCCTTATCATATTCAGCCACTTCATCTTTTGTGAATGTTACTGTTTCGCCCTCATGCAATAAGCCTAAGGTGTTGTGATAGCATTTTGCTTTAACAATATATTCCATTTATAACTCCTATACCAAACGCACATCAGGTGTCAAGAATGCAGTAATTGTACCGCCAGTCATATTATTAGCGTTAAGTTTTAAGTACTTTTTAGCACCGCTTCCTAAACGCACCGCAACTTTAGTACCTGCTTTAGAGTTGGCTGGTAATGTAATACCATGCAACAATACCGCATTAGCAATGTTTTCTGTATTAGATGTGTACAAGTTAAATAAAGGTGTACCAGTTACATCTTTATCGATGCGAATTACAAGCCACAAAGATTTCTCTGCATCGCCACCATTACCATTCATAACTACATCGGAGTTAGTGTTTGCAGTTAATGCTTGTTTGTAGAAAAAAGTATTTTGTTTATCGATATACATATGTTATCCCCCTATTATTGTACACGTGCTTCTGTAGAGATTAATGCATCAGTCTTACGTACTGGAATACCATTAGCACGGACTACTGTATGACCCATTTCTTGGTCTTCGGAAATAGTGTATTTGTGTGCTTCGTTCTTTTGCATACGTAAGAATGTACGTACAGTTGGGTTCATGTACCATACCGCACGACCCATACCCATATTAGGAATAAGTTCTTCTGCTTTAATCATAAGGTTAATCAAGTCAGCACCAGTTTTTGCATCTTTAGTTAATGCATTAACATCGATGTTTGCGATACGTACAACATATCTCCAATCACGTACAGTTAAACCTGTATCAAGTTTGTAGTGTGTACGATAACCTTGGTATCGACCGCCATCTGGGTCAGTCAATGTTTGTTCACCCAAATCTTTATGGGAAATACCACCCATAGAACCTTTAGGATAGATACCATGTACTGTATTTTTGCCCCATACTACAAGATAGATGGATGTAAGATTTGCAGTACCGCCAGCATCGATAATGTTTTTACCGCTTTCTGCAGCTTTTTCATTGTAACGTGCTGCCAAGCCTACGAATTTTTCAGGGGAATTTTCATCGCCATAGAATAATGTAGATGCCCATTCTTGGTTCATAGCTTCTAAGAATGCATAATCTTCGGACAAGCGGAACGCTGCGGAGTTGCCGTTAAGGTCTGCCAAAGATTTATCAATCTCTGCATAAGCCTCTAGCATACCGCAAGTGTCGGTAATTTGTTTTGTTTTAGATTTACTAGGTTTAACACCATAGTTAAGCATACGCCATGTTGCTTCTGGCAAGCCTGTACGTACAGTTGTTTTATGACCTGTAGGCAAGTTACCCTCAACCATAGTCATATCTTGTACGATTTCGTTTGTTTGGTTCATCATTTCAATAATTTGTGCAACTGCATTGTTTGGATCTAATCTAGATTGCACATCTAAAAGTGTTGGGTTCATAGTACCGATTGTAGCCATGTATTACTCCTTTAAATCAATTACTTACTCATAGATGGGTAAAGCATTTTTGCTCGTTCTTCCTCGGAAATGTTTGTACTTCCAGCTTTACCACTATTAGAATTGTTATCTTCGCCAGCCATATTGGCGATTTGTGCGAACAGTTGAATTACCTCAACACGATTACCTAAGCCGTTTTCAGATAAGATTTCACGAATGTTTGGAATTTCCTTTTCGACCGCCTCAACACCTACAGATGCTTGCGCTACTGTTTCGTCAAACTTCGCACCTAGAACCTCTTTTGTATGTTCTGCGTATGCTGCATACTGTTTCATTTCGGCTTGTTGTCTTTGTTCCTCATAAGCGGTTACAAGGTCTGTACCATATTTAGAACCAAACTTCGCCATTTCTACTGCTTGCTCTTGTGTTGCGCCTACACCATTGAGTAGCTTAGAAAACTCATTAGCGATGTTTTCATCAACCACACCACCCTCAAAGGCTGGTGCAAAGTCATATTTGATTGGTTCAGGTACGCTTTGTTGTTCGCCTTGGTTAGCACCATCAGGGTTGCCACCTAGCAAAGTACCACTATCATTCGTGTTTTGTTCTTGTGGTGTACCACTTTCCGCACTACCTGTGTTATTATTCGTGCCTTGTTCTAGTTCTTCTGCCATGTGGTTTATTCACCTTTCTTTTCTAAATCGTTAAACAATTTCTGTTGTTGGATATATTCAAGTTGTGCTTGATGATATTTCTTTACACCCTCTACACCATCACCAATACTTCCCAAATCGTTCATGTAGGATAACCCTACTTTTCGTTTCCCCTCATTGAAGAATGTTTCAGAATTGCCTGTAAACGATGGTTTCAATATGTTGGTGCGGTCTAAAAGCCTACAAAAAAACCACCTACCAAGTTCAGTACTTAGTACGTGGTTAAGTGCATCAATATCACGATTACGAATATATTCTTGTTTGGTTTTCATCTACACCCCCATACCCATTAACTGTTGCATTACTGGGTTTCCGTCATTGGCTGCATCTGTTGCTTGTTTAGCAGCACCAGCCATTTGAGGTGCTAGTTGTGCCATTTGTAATGCTTGTGCTTGTTCCTCTTGCTCTTGTTGTGCTTGTTGTTGTTGCTCCATAATTTGTTGGTACTCATCATTAGAACGAATAACTCTAGCTGGTACACCAAGATTTACACCATAAATGTCTGCCGCCTCTTCAAAGTTGAATTTCTGAACGATGTTTGCATTGCCCTGTGCTAATGACATTATGAACGCATAGTACTGTTCAATATTTACCAATGAAGACATTTTCTGTGCTTGTGCTAATGGAGATATGTATTCTATCTTTACATCCATTCCGTTTAGCATTTCAGCAGTTTGTTCATCGATTGGTGGAAATATTCCAGCCCTATCTAAGATGCCATAAGTACGTTCAATGATTGGGTTTAAAAACTCACTTTGTAAGCGTTCGACTACAGGACCTAACTGTTGCATCTTCTCTTGTGTACGCTCCATAACCTCACGTGCTGTCATTTGTCCGCTATCGATGTTATCCAACATCAAGAATAGGTCAGCACTATAGGCACGTTTAATACTTTCAGATACGAATTGTATCTTCGCTTGTACATTTGCAACATCAATTCCTACATTGAATATCGGTTCAACCTTACCGCCAGTATCAACTTCAGTTACACCGCCAGGAAATAGATTTACACTACCGATTACATCAGATGTAGCACTCATAGGTGGTTTGATACCTAATTCGATTGCCGTTACTAAGTCTTTTTCAAGTAGTTGTAACATCTGTGCATCGGATTGTGCGAACCATGCACACCCTTTACCATAACCACTTAGATCATGTGTGGTATGTCTAGCAATAGGAATAGACCATTCCTCAAAGCCACTATGTCTTAGTACTTCATCGGAGTTGCTCCCCTCTATCCAATAGATAGATGAGTAAGGCATATTCTTATTACCTAGTTTTCCGTTACGGTCTTTGTTAGGTGTTACCAACCAACACACAACATGAGTTGTTGCATTACCTTTGCCATCGTCATATTCACGTTTTACTTGTTCGGTGCAAGCATCATAGCCAAACTCTTCAACAAGCTGGTCTGCAGTCATGCGGTATTTTCTACCAAAGGTGTTAACTTCACCATTACTGCCACACTCTAATGCATATGTTCCGATTGGATAAGATGTGAACCTTACACCAAATTTAGGGTCAGGCATGATTGACATAGGCGCTTGTCCAAATGGTAATTCCATATAGGCTTGATGCACTACGTTATAGAAATTAGATTTAGCAAATACTGCGTACAAAATCTCTTCACGTTCATCTAATACCTTACTAACATCACTATTAGCTGCTAGGTCAGTATTCTCTAATGTCAGCTTAAACCATTTACGGCTAGGTGGTGTCATGCCACTCATTACACCTGATGCGAATATTTGGCAACTTTCCCATGCTACACCATTATTTATTTTGTCGGTGTAGACTTTCGATTGGTCTTGTTCATCATCAAATAGTCCAAGGAAAGGTAGTTGATAATCTCTAATATCTTTCCATTTAGCAACGTACTTTTGACGATTGTTGAACATAGCATTAAACTTTGCCTTAATTTTCGTGTAATCACGTTTCTTAGGCATCGCATTTGTCGGTTGTCTAGCAAGCGTTGATAGGATAGTTCCTTGCATTATTAACCCCCTAATGTTGTTTTAGTGCCAGTTGCCGTAGATAAGATAGTACTTTCAAAACCTTTCTTACCTTTCTTTTTCTTTGCATACCAATCTTCACCAGTTGTTGTAGTAGCATCATCCGTTTGTACAGTTGGTGCTGGCGCTGGCGCTGGCATTGGTGTATTAGGCATCTTATTCTTCATGCACATTAAATCACCCCTTATCTTTTAAATGGATCATACTCTGTATTCGCATGAACCCTACTCCCTACATTCACTTTTTTATTGACCCTGAACGCAAAGGTCAAGGCTAATGCATCGCCCTTGTTCGGAGATGGTAAACCACGTTCTTTCATATCCTTTTTACTTTCAAGTTGTATTCTGCCGTTCTTATCGATGATAGCCTCAGGACTTGTTATATCGTCATATAACCCTTGGTCGTTAGGTGGAATAGAACCGCCCTCTTTTAGCCATTCTTTCATCTCGCCCCACATATACGCTCTCATGTTCAAGTACATATCGTTAGGTGCTTTACCACCAAATGCGACTAACCGCCATCGTCTACCCATTGACTTACCGATACTATAAATACCAGTTCCGTACCCTTGGTCTATGAATACCGCATCTGCTTTGTATTCATCTTCAAATTGTGCGATGAGTTGTGCCATTCGCATATCATCATCGTTCTTTTCAATGGTTGCTAAACACTTCATAGAGTAGCCATTACGCATTACAATTTCTAATGTATCGCCACCAGTCCATGCAGGGTCAACACCAATGATCGTTGGTAAATTGCTGAATTGTCCAACCTTGTATACTCGTTTCTGTGCCTCGTCTGCTATCTCTGCGGAGATAAACTGTGTATCAGATGCACTAGGGAATAACCCTCTAACACGAACCTTTACAAAGTCGCTATCCTCACCATGAATATCAACCCATTCTTGCAGTTTAGCTTTGTTTGAAATCTTAACTGTCCTGCTATCAATCTGATATGTAGTCCAGTAGTTACGATGCTTTCTAAAACATTCTCTAAACCTACCACTATTACGTGTAGGGTTACCAAACACACACCATATAATCTCGGTTTCTTTATCTGTTAAAGCACCCTCTGTTACTTCCCATATCTTGTCAGATATTGCAGATGCCTCATCAAATATGATAAGTATTCTATTACCTTGATTGTGTAGACCGGCGAATGCCTCTGGGTTACTTTCGCTCCACGGAATAGCATCTATCCGCCATGTCTTTTCATACTGTTTATCAGCACTAAACAAAGCAGTAGCAGTATAGGTGAATAACTCTTTACCTATGAATAGGTTGTACCACTTATTCAACTCAGCCCAAGTCTTAGACTTTAACTGTGTATCAGTATTAGCGGTTACAACTCCCCTTGTATTCTCATGTGTAGCAATAGCAAATAATATCAACAATGAAGAAAAAGCAGACTTGCCAATACCATGACCTGATGCAACTGCAATTTGTATTGCCTTAGCTAACGACTTACCCTTACGTAGTTCTTCACCTATTTTCTTGAAAGTCTTAACTTGCCATTCGTCAGGACCATCAAAGTTTTCAAGCGGTGTTCCTTTTTCTCCCCAAGGGAATGCGAAATAAACAAAGCCTAATGGATCATGCGTGAACGAACCCAACGCATCAATCAGTTGTGCCTTGTTGTACTTCATCTGACTTCACCCTTGCTTGTTTCATTCGGTCTGATATATCAATCTCTATCTCTGCATCAAGTTTCACCTTATTGGTAAATAGCATATGCCGTTTACCTAATAGTTCAGCTGCCTTAGTTCTATCAGCAACTGACACATCTAAACCAAATGCATCTTTTTCTTCACCATTCATCACCCTAGATAGATATTGTAGGACTTCATCAGCAGTTGCGATTGTGTTCTTACTGCGTTTATCCATCACTTCATCTATATATTGGCGCACCTTTACTTTTCTTAATAACTGACTACCCTTGCTTGATGCAGTTTTTTCACTATATCCAGCCTTGATAGCACTCTGTGTTGCATTGGTAGTCTTGATATACTCATCTGCAAATATACGTTCTTTTTCTGTTAAGGTGTTAGCATCTGCCATATATCAATCACCACCTTTATATGTCTTAACTAAAAAAAGTAACACCTCGTGTTGCTTGGTGCTACTGTACTCACTTTCTTTTTTATAGAGTTGTCCTTGTTTAAAGGTCTTACCCTTTTTGTACTTGTGAGGGAATGTTAGTTTATATTCCTCTTCCGTGTACATTCGACTAACAATATATATCTTGCAAGGCTTATCGTATTTGCTCCATGATTGCCTTACATCGACTACATATCGCCTACCATTCATCTGTAATGCTTTAAGTAGTTTCTTTATCGTTGGTTGATAATTCACATCCAACACCACACAATACCGATTAAGATTAATACACCACATACGATAGCTAAACCATCGATGAGTGTAATCATTGTATCGCCACGATGTTCATAAGCGTATTTTGCCTTAGCTTGTAACTCTTTATTGTTCAAGTCCTTGGCTGCTTGTTTGAATAGCTTTCTATCTTCAATGAATTGTTTGATTACTTTAATCATTTCAGCACTTCGCCACCTTTCCTTTTTAATTTGCCATGTGATCTAACACATAAGCCATAATTACCTTTACTTGCACCGCCACAAGTAATATATGTTTGACATAAGCCGTCATATTCTATTGTCTTTGCGGTACACACTCCTTTTTTGTTGTTCAAGCATTTACTTTTACAACACAAAACATCCGTCATAATCTCCCCTTTATGATAGATTTATACAAAAATTGGAGTATATCGCCGTGGATATACCCCATTATGTGATAGTTTTATTCTGTTTCTTTGTATTAATCACTCAAAACTAGGTGCGTTGTTGATGACATGACAATTTATGCTTTTGAGGTTCAACTATGAATAAAAAACAAAGTTGGAAAATAGAAACACACCTAGTTTTCAATAATCACTTACACACTCAATACCAACAACTAACATTTTGATGGATCGTAATCGTGTTAGGTTAAGTAACAACAAAATATGAATAAAGTTCTTTTGGAGGCTGCTAGTTGTCAGTATTCAATGTGTAACCAATAAAGGGTAAGTTCGTATCTGTAAATGTATAATGTATAAGCTATATATGCGATGATATTCGACTCACCCTATATCAGTTTGCAGTAAAATTTACATATAAAATTTTGTCATAACACTTACTTTCAGATTGAAATTAGAAAAAAGTATAGTGTTGTTTCCTTAGCTATCAATTATGGTTGCGCTGCTACTCTGCGACCGTTAGCGCTATACGTTCCATTTCGCCCATATACAACAAAGGCACGCTCTTTTATGGGCGTGCTTGTTGTTGTGTTTTGATTTGTCCTAAGGAAAGAGTGAGTAGTAGTCGCTTAGTGGCAACTTCTACATATATATTATACCTAATAGCAAACTATAGGTACACGGACAATCACGGACATTCGCGGACATTACAAGACAAGTTTTTGTCCAAATTCCAATAGCGCCTTTTGTTTGTATCGTTGTGCTTGTTTTTCTGAGTAATTACCAATCATCTTGTACGCATCCTCTGTTGAGTTGTTAAGAATAAACTCATATCGCAATATGATTGCCCCTAACTTTTCGTTTAATGCATCAACACGCTTGATCGCATCGATTTTTAAATCGGTTAATTCATCGATACGTTTATTTCTTTCTGCTACAGTATCAAGGAATTTAGCCATGCTACCATCTAAGCCTTGCGGAGTTCCGCCACCACTAACCCTATCTTTTGAATAATCGATTGCACCTATTGACATCATATTACTTCTCAATAGGTTAATCTCTTTTTTAATAGACTCGATTTGAGTTTCTACTAACTTAACTGGTTTCAGATACTCAACCGCTTTTTCTATTAGTTTCTTTTCGTCTAATTCGTTCAAATATTACTCACCACCAAACATAACACCAGCACCAAAGATAATTAATATAATACCAATTATCGCCTGTACGAATAACATTCGCACACATCCCTCTTCAAACGTATCAAAGGCATCGTTTAAAATCGCTGCTAAAAAAGGCGAAACACCTAATATCATCCCAATTGTAATTAAATTTTCAGCCATCTGTTTATACCTCTGCTAGTTTTGCATATCTCCAATCGGTTACATCATCCTCATGTTCAGTACTCCAAGAGGTTACACCACACAACCAAGCATGTACGCTCCCATCTTTGAAAGATGCAAAATATCTTTTTTTCCAATCATCTTGCTTATGTTGTTTAACTAATATTGGTGTATCAACCTTGACTTTAGACCAATCAACAATGCCTAATTCTTCTGTAATGTCAAAAACCTCATTAGCACTTAATTTTGGTAGTGTTGCCATAACCCCAGTTATACCAATATACTTTTTACAACTGCTTATTCTTACTTCATCTACATCATCAAACATGGATGGCTTTTCATTTGTTAGATACATATTATCGTATTTATCCGCTACAATATACCGCCAGCCCTCATCATATAACTTTTGAAGTAGCCACTCTCTACCTTGTTCATCTGTGATCATACTCTATTCACTCCCCTTATATTTAAAATAATAATTGGCAAACGCTTTTATTCGCTCTACATCTTCATCGGTGGCACAGTCCAAATTGCATAACCAATAGTTAAATTCTATCCACCTTTCTTGGTGTTTATAAAGGAATACGCATCTATCCATCATTTCCTTTGTATATGGTACACACAATTCGCCGTCTACTTCTATTGCGAACCTATTGTGTTTAGCAAGCAGTCCAGTTCCTACCATTTACACATCCACTTTCCTATATTTTCACTCCACTCAAATTTAGCTACATCATATAGTTCAAAATCATCAATGGTTTCTCTTACCTTACCTATATAGAACACTTCCTCTTCACTCTCTACCGCCAGCTGGCATAAGAAATAAAATGCATCTTGATAACTTTGCGGTGCTATGTAAAAGTCTGAGTTATTAACATAACCACTATAATTTTTCATTTTGCTTCTCTTTCCATTGTTCCAACGCATCATCCCATTCTTCTTTACGCTTATTTTCAACAAAATCAATATATTCACCAATCGCTTTTCTTCGTATTAATCTTGTATATTCTTCTAATGATATTCGTCCGTTTCTCAAATCAAACATGCTTATCATTATTTCGATATTTACACCATTCATACAGTATCTAGCAAAGATACCGCCTACCCCATGTTCAATAATGGGTTTATAAATATCGTTACCACTCACTATCGTTAAAGCACCTGATAGTAATTCAAAGTCCATCATACTCACCTCTTATGATAGGGCGGATATTTCACCGCCCATATCCTTTATAAACTATTTACCAGCTTTTAATTCTTCCACTTCCGCTACTAACTTAGTAACCAATGTTTCAAGTTCTTTGATTTTTCCTTTGTGGTTGAGTTCATATTCAGAACCTTTACCCAATCGGAAGTTCACACTAGCATTTACCATTTTTTCGCTACCCAACGTACCACCTACGCTAAACATAACGTGTTCATTTGGAGCATAAAAACCGCCTAATGCTACCGCACTATGACCTTTGTAATGACCTACACCAACGGAGAATGTCATTTTATCGTCTTTGTTATAGCCTAGGTAATGAAGTGAGGATAATGCTGCATTAGCTGCACCAGCTTTACCGATTTCACGTTCTACGTTGCGTGTCATTCCTCGTTCCAAACTTTCGATGCGGTTTTCATGGTTTTCTAATACGTTCGCATGGTCTACTAAAGTTTGTTCATGCGATTGTAATTGTTGTTCATGATTGTTAATGATCGTTGCATGATTGTTGATTACTGTTTCATGACGATTGATTGCATCACGATTAGCTTTAATGTTGCCAGCATTTTCTTGAATAGCTTTAGAATTTGCACCTACACGCTCGTTTGTAGCATTGATAGAGTTAGTAATCGTTGCATAGTTATTATCGACCTTAGCGGTTAAATTTTTGATGTTGTTTACGTTGCGGTCTACTCGAATGTTTAAACACTTAATATCTTTATCGTGTTTCGCTAACTTAGCACCCATAGATGCGATTTCATCGTAGGCAGCGTACAACTGACTACCATTAATTGCATCTGTAGATGCTGCATCAACTTGTCCAGCTGCTACATTAGTAATTTGGCGGTTATAGTACTTCACACCACCAAAACCTGCTCTATCTTTAGAACCTACACTCACTACAGATTGAGGGTTTTCCCCAGCGAACACATGGGTTACCCCATTCAATACTACTTGTTTTGTTGGTACTGCATCATCTGTAACGGAATTAGTACCTAGTGCCACGCTGTTACTTTTATCTGCGATTGTATTGTTACCTACTGCGTAAGCATCCCATGCAGTAGCTTTGCCGTGCGTTCCGATTACTGTTGCACCCTGACCTGCGGTTTCGGAGTTAGCACCGATTACCACTTGCTCTTGGTTGCTATTTGTTTTGTTGTTGTAACCGATGATTGTAGTTTGGTTAGCACTTACTGTTCCGTTGTTAGAACCGATAACAGTTGTATCGTTACCGCTAACTTTATTATCTCGACCTAAAACGATTGTGCTTGTACCAGTAACTACTGTATTCACACCTAATGCTGCGGAGTTGTAACCGCTAACTACTGGTGCAGTAGTATTCGGTTCTACTTGACCTACTACTAAACCATTTGCAAATGTGCTACCTGTGATTGTTGCCATAACCATTGTTGCTAATACTAATTTGTTGTTCATGTTAAATTCTCCTTTTATGTTAATTAATTTATTAAACTTATTTGCCTGTGCTGCCATATCCGCCAGCACCTCTTTCTGTTCGGCTCAAGTCATCGACTTCTAATACATCGACCATTGCTACTGGTACGATGATTAATTGTGCGATGCGATCACCTCTAAATATCATGTAATCGCTACAAGATACATTTTCATATGCAATACTCAATTCACCTCTATAGTCAGCATCAATAATACCTACGCTATTTGCACATCTTAGAGGTGTTTTACTCATACTACTTCGTGGCACTAATAACCCCATGTGTCCTTTCGGTATCTCTACCGCCACCCCTAACGGAATTTTCTTTTGACTATCAGCAGGCACTTTGATATGAAACGGACAATACAAATCTAACCCAGCTGCATCTTCACTACCTCTTGTTGGTAGTTGTGCATATTCACTAACCAACTTTACTTTCATTTTTTCTTTCAAAATTCCACTCCTAACATCATCAATGCACGTTTGACTGTTTTATAATCAGCACCAACTTGATAACTCATTGCCCTTAATGACATTCCAGCTTGATGCATTTTTAATAATGAATTTCCATCCAACTCACTTGCACGTGTATATGTTTTCTGTGGTTTTGTACCTTTCAAACCCAAACAACATAACGCTCTGCCAGCACTTATATTTCCGTAAACACAAGCTGCTAACGCAAGCCAATTTAAGTTATTATCAGGAACAAACTCACTCATATTAACTGCCATGTTCCTCACTCCATTCACTTTCCTTATAGATGCGGAAGAAATCATCCGCACTCAACACCACTAACCAAGGCTTATTACTCTTTTTCCAAGCTACTATAGGCATATCGCCATTATCTGCAGCTATTGCATCGTGTTCAGCTTGCTCATATGCTTTACGCACGTTGAGGTTTTCCACAAACTTCACCTCTTGATGTATATTTGGTAAACCTACACAGTCGCTTGCATCACCTGTATTACCACAATACTGTGCAGTTCTTCGGACTTTATCGAACCCATGCGACCTACAAACATCTCGCCACATCCGTTCGCCACGCTTTCCCTTATCCTTACTATTTATTGGCAATGATCATCACCCCTCTACATACTTCTCACACCTCTTCAAAATATTTTTTACTAGCTCCAACGGAATATGCGACCTTATGTTATATCGATTAATACCAGTAGTATTTAACTTATTGAATTTAATGGTGTTCTTTATATCATCTTTCAATAACTTCAAATCGATATTGCTACCAAACTTTGTTGGTTTCTTAACCGGATAATCGTAGTTGTTGTAATAGGTTAAATTCTCATAAGGAACATCAAACCCTATTACATTTTTGATGTATTCCCATATCCGCCCATATGCTGGGTTTTCAATCACGAATACTTTAGGTTGATACCGCTCAATGATTTTCAATGTGTTATAGATACACATTTCCCCATTGATACGTGTTAGGAATGACTTATCATACTTGAATTGGTAGTTTTCATAATCGGCTTGATTTCTGATTGTGAATTTACTTCCTTGTTCGTATTCACCAAATAGGTTGATAGTCATATCCTTTTCTTGTTTCCAACACGCATTACCACCTTTCATAGCACTTGCCACGCTCCAGCTTTCACATGGTGGACTAGCTAGAATAACATCAGGTCTATCTAGCTTGTCCAACTGCTCCCATAATGCGTTTGGTTTATGCAGCATATTAACTGCAAGGTCTTGGTTGATACACGCATCACCAATTCCTATTGATGTGATCGTGTGTTGCCCCCCCCATATTCACGTTATATTCATCTACCGCTTGACGATAGCAGCCATTACCATCATCAAATAACCCCCAAATATGCATCCTCTTTCCTGCTCACTCCTTGATGTAATCTTCAATACGATAGGTTTTTGTTTCTTGCACTACCCATGATGTGTTTTCGTACCCATGACGTTTTTCCCATGCTTGGAATACTTTTGTTAATTCTTCGCTTAGTTCGTCCATGTGTTCGTTTTTAACATCTTTCATGTAATCGTCTGAATATTCTGCGATTTCATCATCTAGATCATACTCAATCACATTCCAAATCACTCGTTCACCATCTACCTCAGGTACATATCTGTATGGATGACCTATTTCTATTGTTGTTTGCAATAGTTCTTCTCGACTTAAAGCATCAAAATCACCATAGTTATATTCATTTTCAACATAATCTTCGATAGCCTCTTTAATGCTATCTTTCGGTTCGCCAGCTACTTCATCTTCACACCAACAATATTTTGTTTCATCTTTAACTAGCATTGTTTTTTACCTTTTCAACTCTATACATTCAATAATGCAATTCGCAGGCGATACGGAAATAAATCTTTTTCGTTCATCAGTAAAAGTAATTACTGTTTCGTTGCCTATTTGTACATTTCGTATAGCACGTTCAAATGCTTTTTTATCTTCAAAAGTTTTTGTTTCATATGTGCCTGTTCCACAATTCATAACAATTGTTAGTTCAACCATTTTTATCACCTCTTAGAACGGAATGTTTTCATCTTGATTTGCGTTTTCAAAACTATCAAAGTTAGATGTGCCAGCATCACCATTCATTAACGATGTACCAACAAAGTTTGCTACAACTTCTGTTACATAGCGTTTCTGTCCATCTTGTGTTTCATAGCTACGTGTTTGAAGTCTACCCTCTACAAACGCTCTATTGCCTTTTCTCAAATTGCCTACGCTTTCACCTAGCGCTCCCCATGCTACGCAATTAATGAAAGCAGTCTGTTCTTTGGTTTCGTTGTTACTGTCTATGTAAGTGTTAGATGCAGCAACTGTGAATGTTGCAACTGCTTTACCTGTATTCGTATAGCGCACTTCAGGATCACGTGCTAAATTACCTAAAATTTGTACTGTATTCATTCATTTCTCCTTAAATCTTTTGTTCGATACACATTGTTCCTTTATATACCTTGATAATTTCCTCTAGGCTTTCAAAGGTTCGTGCATCCGCTTTCATAATCATTTGCATCTGTTGAGTTGCCTCTTCTTGCGTTTCCACATTTAGAGGTATCTCAATGGTGATAACCATCTTTCGTTTCTTACTTAGCATTTATCCCCCTTACCAATAACTAAGCTGGTTTAATTCAGCCTCTACATCATCAATAAACACATCGTAGCTAGGATGAATGTGGCAATCGACTGTTGCCTCATTCCTCATGATTTCAAGTAAGTTTTCAATCTTGGTTCTTGCTTGTGCCTCGTTATTCGCCAGCACTTGAAAACTAACATTGAATGATACATTCACGCTTACATCAAACTCTTTTACTCTTTCCCTCACGTTTAACCCCCTATTGCTTGTTTCAGAAGTTCCTTGCCACTATCTGACAAGTTACTTTGTTCAATTACTTTCGCTACATCTACTGGTTCTTTTGCTACCTCTACTAAGTTACCTGTTGCAGTCATTTCAATTTGCTTTTGACCAGCGCCAATCAATGCTCGTTCACGTTCTGCTTTCTCCCTTGCTTTAAGTAGCAAGTGATTGTCTTTAATCGAATTTGCCATTCGTTGGCGGTGTGTTTCACGTTCCGCTAATTGCTCGTAACATCTAATGAATTGTGATCTACAACTTGCCTCGTTATATTCATTCCCCATTCTAGGGTTAAACGATGACCATATTGTATTTGCAGCTTGCAATGTTATACCTTGTAAATGTTCTTTGCCATGTTCAAAGCCATAAGCACCTACCGCTTTAATGACTTTTTCCCATTCGCTTTGTGCGATTGGTAGTTCCTCATGTGCATTTACATAATTACTTATTTCTTCACAAGCGGATAATATTTCACCTACTGATGGATAAAACTTAATCTTATTAATCTTCACAAGATTAATCACCGCTTGTTTTAACGTAACAGGGTTTATATCTGATAAGAACGATACATATGCTCTGACATTTTCTTCTGACAATTTAGAATTTGGTATCGTTGACTGTAATAACAGAATTACTTCCATTACATCCGCTTTCGCCATATTCCACCTCGCTCTCGTTCATAACTTTGTAAATCGCATCTAATGTTTGTTCTGTATTTGTTTTTTTTGTTTGTTTTGTTGTATTTGTATAACTGTTTTTCTCCCAAGTCCTAACCGCTGCTTTCCAGTTCTTCATAGAATTTTTGCCTACTTTCCAGCCATTGCTTTCGTAGTAGTC